GAGTTATCCACAGGGCCCGGGCCATGTGACGGACATCACATCAGAGACACGGCGTGTCGCCTTGACTTTTGGGGCGGTATATGTTAGGATACTCCTATACAATTAAATAACAGGGTAAAACAATGTGACACAAATCACATGAGAAACACCCTAAATAGACTTGAAAATGTCAGGGCTATGGTATAGGATACTACTATACAAACTAAAAGAAAGGTACTCATCAAATGAATACACTAGAAAGAATTAGACTAGAACAGCAAGAACGCTATGCAAAAGAGCGTGAGGCTAACAAGGCTAAGATAGAGGCTATGTTCTCTAACAATGCTCGCCCCCTAAATAACTCATACCTACTAACGAAAGAAGAAAACTAATTATGACTATCACATTCTCAATTTGGCAAGGCTCAAAACTCATCTCAATCGATAACACTGCTAACGATGTTAAGTTTATTGACAATCTAATCAACACGCTAAACGATAGCGAATTAGGCAAGGGTAAGAAATTTACTGCTAACGTTATGGACATTAAGGTAACTAACTAAATGACTATTGAACTAAATGACTATGGCTTTGTCTTTGATACCTATGTATGCTATATCGCTCTATCATGGCAATTTCTTGCCCCTGCTACTATTGCGCTAATTGCTTACAAGATTTACAAAAGAAAGAAGGCTAAGTAAATGACATCAGCAATGTACGCACACACATGTAACTATTGTGGAGATACGGGAATTATTTTATTTGATGGCAACACAACACGCATAGACCCTTGCAAATGTGATTAGGGTATAGGGTAGGGGGTACGCCCCCTCCCAGGTGTGTGCTCACTAATTATTATCAATTCTTTTTTTGAAATCACGCATCATACAAACCAAACAAATATTCAGATTTTGCCAAAATGGAAATTTTTACAGATTTTCAGAAAAGCGGTATATAAAATAATATTCAGATTTTGCCAGGGTATATAACTCTGGATCACCATTTATCCACAGGGCATTTAGCATTCTTAAGGGTAGTCTTTAAAGTCATAAAACATCCACACTTTCTACATGTTTGAGAAAGTTTTCTAAAAAATGGACATGCCTTACAAATTTCAAGGCGGTATGCAACCAATTCCTCCTGGGACCTAGGTGAATTAGGATTTAATAAATCCCATGGCTTAACATCATCGCTGGACATATAACGATTATATCCTATATCACCTATACTTGAATATATATAACATTTCGTTATAAAGTATATATGTAACAAATTGTTATAATCCAGACATACTAGAGCAAACTAACCTTTATTAGACATAGAGTATGCTTGCATACATTGTTTGTCTATAGGGGGTTTGGGTAACTCTATTTTCGGCTTCGACTTATACCGCCGCATAAAAGCATTTTTGATCTCAAATAATGATATAATAATTTTATTATGACCGCACAAGACTGGGCTGGATTCTTACTTACTTTGCTTTCAATCAGCGGTATTATACTCGGCGGAATCAGGTGGTATATTCATATGCAAATTAAACCCATAGCAGAAGCCATTGAAGATATTCGTGCCGAGACTAAAACAAACGGCGGAACCTCAATGCGTGATGAAATTAAATTTATTAAACTTGAGCAAGAAAGATCTGCTAAAACTAGAGCAGCGTATAACAACAAGTTAGATCATATGTACGAAATTCTTATAGAGTATATATCTAAAAACTCTAAATAGTATATATAAGATATCTTAAAAACCTCTTACTTTATACTTCTTTTCTTTATATATTTTAAGTATACACCTTAATACCCTGGATTTCTACTTTTTAAGTAAAGTTGTTTATAACAATTTTGTAACAATTCTTAATACCCTGGGTTTATAACTTTTTGTTATCATATATATAACGTTTTGTTATAATTACTTTTATTTATATAATTTAATGTTATAATAAAAACGCTGGCCCACTAGGTTGCTCTACCCACCCCCACTGCCCCTAGTGGGTTCAGCCTTTATTTATGGTATAATCAATAATTATGACATGTTCATCTTGTTCCCCGCAAATTCAAAAATATGGTGCAGATCCTGCAAGCATACAATGGAAGGTTGTGCGTGGAGACACCGCAAGCCTAGAGGTTGAGTTCTTAGAGATAGATGAAACCACACCGTTTGACACCGATGGCTGGACGTATAAGGCCACAGCATACGATGCCACAGGTGATGTCTTAGATGCTTTAACAGTAACGGCTACAACAGGCTCTGCGGTCATTACAGCAGATTCATGCCTTACAGAAAAATGGGGAACAGCATATAAATCAGTGGTAGCAGAATTGCCATTTGATTTACAGATAACAATTCCAACATATGGGCCAAATGACACAATTTGGACACCAGTTATTGGTACAATATGTGTACTAGGTGATATTACTCCAGGAGGAAGTCTATGACAGCACTACCGCCAGTTATTAAGATTAATGACACACGTACAAATTTTCCACCTATCGTAAAAGTAAACAATAAGATTTTTAAGGTAAAGGGCTAACATGGCATTTCCAGGTACATATAATTTTAGTTATTACAAGGGTGATACAAATGAGTTTGTTATTCGTCCAAAGAATTCTAGTGGAGCAGCATTTGATCTAACTGGTTATACCGCTGAATTTTTTATTGCATCAGCCCGTGGAGATAACCCAGCATTTTCTGTTGAAGCACAGGCAGTAGTCAGCGCAGTAAACGATACAGTTACATGCACAATTTTGCCAGGTGTTGGTGGAACATTAGATGCTGGGTCGTATGTTTATGACGTACAGATTACTTCTGGCCCTTCTACAATTTATACAATCGTTACAGGAACAATCTCGGTAACAGAGCAAGTAACTGGAGCAGCGTAATGACAAATGTCGTTTTAAATAATGACGATATTACAATTTTTGCACCACCTGCAATAGTTGAACTTCTTGTAGATATTGGACCACAAGGAATTCGTGGAAGCCAGTTTTTTGTCGGGGTAGGAAATCCAAACTCAATAAATATTGGACAAACCCCAAATTTAAACGATTTATATATAAATACATCTCCTGGTGGAGAATTAGGATATTTATATCAGTATAGATCAGAACCTGGTGGAAATGTTTGGGTAGAAGTACTTGATATTTATCCTTCAGTATATTCAGAAAATGCACAGGTCACATTTGAGGCAGGCAGTGCAGAAGTTGTTATTCCAGTAGCAGATATTGTAACGGTTACTGGTACCCCGCTAACATCGGATAACTTTAGTGTGCAATACAGCATCGCCCATACCAATCCAGTTGCTTCAGCAATGCAGATTCCAGCACTAGTAGGCGCAGGAACTAATCTTGTCATTAACCTTGAAGCCGTTGAGTATGCTGGCGCTGCATGGTCGGCACTAGATGAGTCAGTTACAATTCACTTCAACATTACCATTGTTGAAGCGGGTGCAGTATCATAATATGGTATAATTTTCAAGAGGTGATCTAATGGCAACAGAGTCAATTGGTACGTTAATACCAACAGCAATTCCAGGGTATACTGATTCAGCAGATATCCAAGCAGCACTACGTGCATACCACTATGGTTCATATACTTATGACCCTGCTAATACATCACCAGCATCACTTGTAAGCCCTTCTATGGCAAAGACTATTTATGATATTCAGACAGACATCACCGCTCTTGAGAACCGTCCATCATCTGGTGGAGAGGTAGATAATACAGAGCCAGTACCAGCAGATTTTACACCACCAGAAATTCCAGATGGTTTTATTTGGGTAGATTCCGACGGTAGCGTAGGTGGACAACCAACATCTGCAACTTCAGTATTTACAAACTCTGCTCCAACAACATCTCTTACAACTGGTGTTATCTGGGTAGATAAAGATGCAACAGAGATTGCATCAAACCCATATATTCCAACTGCAGCAATTGCAGCAAAGGGTGATTTAATTGTTGGAGAAGCAAATGATGATGTAACTATTTTAAGTGCAGCATCTACAAATGGATATGTTCTTAATGTTAACTCTTCTACAACTTCAGGACTTGCTTGGGTTGACTCAGCAGCAAGTACACAAACATTAACTAACAAGTCGATTGCACTTGGAACAAATACTGTAACAGGAACAATTGCACAGTTTAATACCGCCGTAACAGATGCAGACTTTGCAACAGTTGCAGGTAGCGAAACACTTACAAATAAAACTTTAACATCTGCAGCATTAACGGCACCAGTCATTACTGGAACTGCTTCAATCTGGCAGATGATGGAAAACGTGACGGTATCTGCAACAGCAGCAACTGGTACAGTAAACTATGATGTTTTAACAAATGGTGCAGTTACATATTACACATCAAATGCATCAGGCAACTGGACACTTAATTTGCGTGGAGATGGTTCTACTACAATGAACTCAGTTATGTCTACTGGAAAATCACTTACTGTAGCATTTCTTGTAACAAATGGTGGTACAGCATATTATCAGACAGCACTTCAAGTTGATGGAACAACATCTGGAGTCACACTAGAGTGGCAAAACGGTACTGCCCCCGCTGCTGGAAATATAAACAGTATTGATATTTATTCAATTACTCTTATTAAAACTGGTAGCGCAACATATACAGCATTAGCATCTCAAACCAAGTTTGCATAAGGGGGATAGAGGGTGCCATTTCTAGGAACTCGTGGAGCAGGAACTAACAAAGCATTTGGCTTTGCTGGTGCTGCAAAACCAAATCAAGTAACAGGATTAACTGCTACAGATTTTGGTACTTCAAGAGCATTTAATAATGGACGAATCGATTTATCTTGGACGGCACCTTCAAATAATGGTGCAACAATTTCAGGGTATAAAATTGAAAGATCTACTGATAACTCAACTTATTCAACACTAGTTGCAAGCACAGGAACATCTGCTACAACATATTCTGATACATCTTTAACAAGTTCGCAAATTTATTATTATAAGGTTTCTGCCATAAATACAGTTGGTACTGGAGATTCATCTACCGCAGCAAGTGCAACTGCAACTACTGTTCCACAGGCACCTACTATTGGTACTGCTACAGGTGGAAATGCATCTGCAACTGTTACATATACTGCAGGAGCAACAGGTGGTAAAGCAGTATCTGCCTACACAGCAACATCATCTCCAGGCTCACTTACTGGAACAGGATCAAGTCCGATTACAGTTTCAGGATTGTCTAATGGAACTTCTTATACATTTACAGTTGCAGCAACAAATGCTAATGGAACTTCAACGGCATCTGCTGCATCAAATAGCGCAACCCCACAGTTACCAGCACCAAGCACGGTTGAAATATTGATGGTTGGCGGTGGCGGTAGCGGTGGATCAGGAGGTACTGCTTCAGCAGATGGTGCAGGTGGTGGTGGTGCTGGAGGATTATTATATGGTGCAACATATTCAGTTTCACCTTCAACAAACTACACACTAACAGTAGGTGCAGGTGGTCCTGCACAAAATGCACTAAAAACAATAGGATCTGTTGGGTCTGACACAGTGTTTGGTTCTGCAAATGCTAGTGGTGGCGGTGCTGGACATCAGCCTAACGGTGCTGGCGGTTCTGGAGGTTCTGGTGGCGGAGGATCTGGTTCAACAACACAAACAAACTTTACTGGTTTAAGCGGATTTGGATTTAATGGAGGTGCTAATGCTGGCGGTGGTCCTCCATTTATCGGTGCAGGTGGTGGTGGTGCTGGAGGTATTGGCGGTGTTCAAAAAAGTAGCGGTGTTGGTGGATTAGGAAAACAATACTCAATTTCTGGAAATGCAAACTTTTATGCAGGTGGAGGCGGAGGCGGTGGCAGAGATGGCCTTGGAAATGGCGCTGCTGGAGGATCTAGTATTGGTGGAAATGGTGGTACTGGATCAACTAATACAATGCTTAATAATGCAAATGCTGGTGCTGCTGCAACAGGTAGCGGCGGCGGTGGTGGCGGTCCAGGACAAAATGTTTATGGTGTAAGCGGTGCAGGTGGTTCAGGAATTATTATAATTAAATATCCTGAAAATTCCAGAGCATTAACAGTTGGTGCTGGAATAGGTTATAACGCTACAACTTCTGGTGGTAGTAGAATTTATACATTTAACTCTGGTACAGGAAATGTGAGTTGGTAATGGCACACTATGCATTTTTAGATGAAAATAATATTGTAGTAGAGGTAATTGTTGGTATTGATGAAACTGAACTTATTGAAGGTTTAGACACTGAGACCTGGTATGGAAATTTTAGAGGGAAAACATGTAAAAGAACATCTTACAATACAGCAGATGGTGTTCATAGAGAAAATAAAATTCCATTTAGAAAAAATTATGCAGGGATAGGCTACAGTTATAGCGAAACATTGGATGCTTTTATACCACCAAAACCATACCCTTCATGGACACTGGATGAAGAAAAATGCAAATGGAATTCACCAGTTGCATACCCTAACCCTGACCCAGAAAACCCTGTATCTTATATATGGAATGAAGAACTATTAAATTGGCAAGGGGTATCAGAGTAATATCTGATATAATAAACCAGAGGAGATTCAAATGGCAACTATTAACACTACCGATCCAAAACCAGGGTTTGTCTACGACCTAGACACAGACACTTGGTTCCCATTGCAGGGTATTGCAACAACAACTCTGGATGCATTGAGTGATGTCATTATTACATCTCCAGCCACAAATCAGGCATTAGTTTATAATGGTACTAATTGGGTAAATGCTACTGAGTCTGGTGACATTACCGCCGTGAGTTCAGGAACAGGAATCACAGTAACCAACGGTACTGGTCCAATTCCTACTATTGCTATTGATACTGCTTCAACTGTAGATTTAAATACCGCTCAAACATTAACAAACAAATTGTTATCAGGTAACGTTTTGTTATCTCCAGAAGAGCGATGGACTGTTACAGCAGTTGCTGCAACAGGAACGGTAAACCTAGATGTCCTAACTGCTGGGGTATATTATTCAACAGCATCTGCTACTGGTAACTGGACACTAAATGTTCGTGGTAGTTCATCAACATCTTTAGATACAATCATGACAACTAATGATTCAATTACAGTAGTAATGTTTGCAACACAAGGTTCACCTGCTTATTATCAAACAGCATTAACAATTGATGGAAATGCTATTACTCCAAAATGGCAAAATGGTGTAGCACCTTCTGGTGGTAATGCAAATAGTATTGATATTTATTCATTTACAATTGTAAAGACAGGTTCGGCTACTTTTACAGCCTTTGGATCACAGACAAAGTTTGCTTAAGGGGTTTTAAATGCCTATTATTGGTGGAAGACAAATTGGTGTAAGAGGTTTAGGTTTCCAGGGTGCTGGTAAACCAAATGCTCCAACATCAGTTTCTGCTACCGATGTAGGAACAGCCCGTGCATTTAATAATGGTGCAGCAGATGTAACTTGGTCAGCACCTTCTTCAAATGGTGCACCAATTACTTCTTATACTGTTCTGTCGTCTCCAGGCGGGTATACAGCAACAACATCTTCTACTTCTGTACAAGTTACAGGATTACAATCAAATACATCATATACATTTACTGTTACTGCTACAAATGCAGTTGGAACATCTGATGCAAGTTCTGCTTCTTCAAGCATTACTGCTACTACTGTTCCACAGGCTCCTACTATTGGTACAGCATCAAAGGGATCATCTTTAGGACAAATACTTGTTGCATATACAGCAGGAGCAACTGGTGGTAAAGCAGTCTCCACATTTACTGCAACATCTTCTCCAGGCTCAATTACCTCAACAGGATCTTCTCCAATATCAGTTACTGGTTTAACAGAAGGATCTTCTTATACATTTACAGTTACAGCAACAAATGCTAATGGAACATCTTCTGCATCTTCTGCATCTAATTCAGTTGCAGCACCAACACTACTAACTCAAACATTTAATGCATCATCTACATGGACAGCACCTAGTTCTTTAAACACTGTTGAGACATTAGTTATTGCTGGTGGCGGAGGAGCAGGCGGTAGTGGATTTTATCCAAGAGGACACCATGGCCAGGTTGCCGTGGGTGGCGGTGGAGGCGCAGGAGGCCTTGTCTATGCAGCAGCACTACCAATAAGTGGTGGTACAACTTATAATGTTACAGTCGGTTCTGGTGGAAATACAGGCCCAAACTCTGTTGCACCAACAAATAACACTACACAAGGAAATAATGGTGGAAATAGTGTTTTTCATAACATAACTGCAATAGGCGGAGGTTATGGAGGAACTGCATCATATACTTTAGGTGCCGATGGCGGTAATGGTGGCTCTGGTGGAGGTGCTGGAAACGCAGCAGCGGCAACCCAGCCACGTAAGAACGGTGGATCAAATACTCAATCAAGTCCTGCAAATGCAACAGGGTATGGATCTAGCGGAGGCTCTGCGGCAGGTAACGCAAACTTTACTACAGTTGGAGGCGGCGGTGGTGGAGGAGCAGGTGGTGCTGGTGGCAATGGAGAAAACAGCACAGTTTACGGAGCACCTGGTAATGGAAGAAGTTATTTTGGAACAACTTATGCTTTCGGTGGCCGTGGCGGTGGAGCAAATACAACTAACCTAAATTCTGGCACTGGAGGAAATAGCGCAGCAGGTCAAACAGGAATTGTTATTTTGAGGTATATAGGATGACAGAAGAAATTAAACCTCCAAAACCATTTCCATCATGGACATGGAGTGAGCAATATTATGAGCATTCAGATGGAACAAAAGAGTATTTGCATGGTCTGTGGGAAGCACCAACAGCATTACCAGAAAGTACTGAAAACAAAAAATACTACTGGAGTGAAGAAAATTTAGAATGGGTAGAGATCAATGACTAATTTAAAACCATATGCATTTGTTAATAGTGAAAATATCATAACAAATATTGCTGTTTTTAATTCTGAAGATGAGTCTTTAATAACTTCGATATGTTTAGCAAATGGTGGAGTTTTTTATAAACTTGTAGAAAATGATAATAATGCTTGCATTGGAGCAGAATGGACTGGTACAAAGTTTAAGTCTCCACAACCTAGTTCAGATTCAACGTGGATTGAAAATGCAACATCTGGAAAATGGTTAGCACCAAAGCCTTTTGAGTCTTGGACTTTAGACTCAGATAACTTAGAATGGATTGCACCAGTTGCAAAGCCAGATTCTGGTTACTGGTCATGGGATGAAGACTCTACGTCTTGGGTAGAGTATAGTGAGCCAAGCGAATAAAAATTTATTAGTAATTTCTACTTTTCCAAGAAGTGGAAGTACTTTTTTAAACTCTGCTATAAATTCTCTTTATTATAAAGGCGAACCAAGTATGAATTATCATACAGCAAATTCTTTAAATAGGTCTGAAAAAATAATTGTTCCATTTAGAAATCCAGAAGAATCTATAGCCTCTTGGCACATATTTCCACATAAAGACAAATCTACTCTTGATATGGATATAAGGTATTACTTAAGATTTTATACAGAAGTTTTAAACAAAAAAGAAAAAGTTGTTTTATTAGATTTTCATAAATTTACAAAAGACTTAAACTACATAAAAGATAAAATATCTAATAACTTTGGAGTTAGGCCAATATCTGAAACCAGTATAGAAGAAATAAAAAACTCTATGCTAAGTTCAGGCAAAGAAATAAATCTTCCAAGAAACAATGCAAATGAATTGCAAAATATCAAAAATAATCTAGTTAATCATAAAGATTTTAATAACTGTTTAGAAGTTTATAGCAACTTACTAAAGATTTCAGAACAACAGTAGTTGTGCAAAATAGCAAAGATGGTGTATACTTTTAAGCAGGAGAAATTACTAATTCGGGGGAATTAAAATGACAATTATTAAATTTACAGATACAATGGGTGTTCCTGAAGAATACCGTCCAAAACCAGCAGATAGGTTTGTGCCTGATTGGTATAAAAATTTAGAGTCTTATCTTAGCGGTGTCAAACAACCAGACGGCAATGGTGGAACAACTGGAACTGCAAAAAGATGTATGCCAATCTTTGATGCAATTTCAGGCGGGTATATATTAACTACCTATGTAGATGTATGGGTAAAACAAGTTCCTCAAGTTCCAGAAGGAACAGTTCTAGATGAAAATACAGATATGTCACAATTTCCAACACAACCATTTTATGAATGGCCTTCATTTAGTCCAATTCAGTTTCACCCATTAGAGCAGGCTCCACAGCATCCTGGAAAGGGTGCTCACACAATATCATATCCAAAATGGATTAATCCTTGGGCAATTGCAACGCCACCAGGGTACTCAGTATTGTTTGTACAACCATTGCATAGAGAATCCATGTTTACTATTCTTCCTGGTGTTGTAGATACCGATCAATACAAGGCTGCTGTTAATTTCCCATTTGTATTAAATGAGGCAGATAAGTTTGAGGGTCTAATTCCTGCAGGTACCCCGATGGCTCAGGTTATTCCATTCAAGAGAGATTCTTGGCAGATGGAGTTAGGGACTATGGAGGACTTCAATGAACAGGCCAGGGTAACAAGTAAACTACGCACCAAATTCTTTGATTCCTACAAAACACAGTATAGGCAAACAAAAGAATATAAGTAGTCTTATGGTATAATTTCTATGAGGAGATAGCAGAAATAACTGCTATAATTTAAACTATGGCAATTACCTTTGATAATAGCGGCAAACCAACTTACATGTTCCAGGCTGGGGCAACTTCTACTGATGGTGTTTGGTATGCCGTTGGTGCCAAAGTTGATACCGCCGCAGGATACGAGTGGGCTGGTACACAAACATTCTTAAATACTGTAACTACTGATGCTACTGTTATTTTAAGAGATGGTTTTAATAATTTTCTAAACCCTGCTGCTAGAGATGCTGCTTTGACAGCACCAGTTGCAGGTACTCTTGTTTTTGTAAGACAAGATGCAGGTGGCTCACCACTTAATCAAATTCAATTTTATAATGGATCCGCTTGGGTTGCAAATGACGGAGATATTTCTGGAGTTACAGCAGGCACAGGTTTAACAGGCGGCGGTACATCAGGAACAATTACTCTAAGCGTTGATACATCTTATGTTGCTCTAAAATCAGATTTAGAAACACTAGAGATTAGTTCAATTATGGGGGTATATTAAAATGTTATATAATACTATTGGAGGTAGTAATTAATGGCTACAACAACAAAGGCACTATATAGAGGTGCTGCTGCAACAAGCAACACCACTCTATATACAGTTCCAAATACATCTACAACAGCAGTTGTAACAAATATCCTTATTGCAAATACTGCAGGATCTGCTGGAACATTTACACTTAATATTGATGGCGTAGCCATCGCATCTGCTGCAGCAATTTCTGCAAATGGTGTTACTACTATTGATTTGAAGCAAGTAATTCCTGCAAATGCAACACCTAAGACGGTTTCTGGTAGTGCATCTGCAACAACGATTAACTTCCACATCAGTGGCGTAGAAATATCATAAGGAGAACATAAATGGCTATTGACAGAATTCCTGGAGTAGGCCCAGCAAATACAGATATTGCTACAGCAGTTGCTGCAGCAGTTCCTACTAACTCAAGCATTTCAAATGCAGTAGCAGCAGCAGTTCCTACTAATTCAAGTATTGCTAATGCTGTGGCTGCAGCAGTTCCTACAAATTCAAGTATTGCTAATGCAGTTGCAGCAGCAGTTGGTACATCATTTAACCCAACTAATATGTCAGCACAACAGACATTTAATACATCATCTAATAACGTATCAGTTGGTGGACGAACTTTTGTTTATGCTCTCGTTGTTGGTGGCGGCAGAGGTGGCGACCGAGGAAACTCAACTGGAAACAACCAACCAATTGCTGGCGGGGGCGGGGGAGGAGTTGCTTTTGGATTAACAAGACCTACTAGCACACTTGTTGTCGGCGCAGGCGGCAATGGTGGAAATGCAACAAACAATACTTCTCCAAATATTGGTGGATTTTCTACGTTTGGAAGTTTGCGAGCAAATGGTGGAACAAATGGTTGGTATGGACCCAGTGATACTACAAGTTTTTCTATAACAGCAAAACAAAGTGGACAAACTGGTGCTCACGGACCTGGATGGTCTGGCGTTCCAAACGCGGGACTTTACTCAGATAGTAGTCTTGGGGCACTTATGAGCGGTTCAGGTGGTGGAGCGGGTCTGGTAATTCAACCAGCGTATTCAGCAAACTTTAGTGGCGGTTGGGGTTCAGCCGCTGCAAATACAGGAGCAAACGGTTTACCAGGTATGTCTGCTATTACTGGTGGTGGTGGTGGTGGTACTTCGCTTGCTGCTGGAAATTTGACTGGTGGATCTGGTGGTAACTCTCCAATATTTGGTTTTAATGGCGGAGCAGGTGGCACAAGTTCAACTAACTCCTTTGGTGGCGGCGGCGGCGGTGGTGCTGGCATAACAGGTAATGGTGGTGCTGCAAGCGGGCGTGATGGCGGAGCAGGTGGCGCTGGTGGCGGTGGCGGCGGTGCTGGTGGACACGGTAGCGGTGGAAATAGCAATATAACTGGTAACGGTGGCGTAGGTGGTGCTGGTGCAGTTATTCTTTATTATTAATATAATATAGATAGATGGTAAAAATGTACGCAGTTGTTTGTGAGTCAATAGTAATTGATTGTGTAATTGAAAAAAATAAAATTGCAGTATCACCTTTGACTAATAAGCAATACAAAAATAGTGATAATATTAAACTAATAGAAATGATAGAAGCAAATAGTCCTGCAGAAATAGGCTTTTATTATGATGAAACTAATAACAAATTTAACGAAAGGTAATAACTAATGGCTAACTTTGGAATCTTAAATCACTCAAATCAAATTGGAACAGTTATTGTTGCAGAAGATTTGGAAACAGCCAAAGAGGCTGCAATCAAAGGTGGAATTGGAATTGATGCAGTTGAATTGGTAGATGAACTAATGGTTGATGGTGAAATGCCCACATACTTTTGGGTATGGGATGGCGTAAAATTCAATAAACCAACTATTATTGAATCAGAATAATTATGGATATAAAATTTACTTATACCATAGGTTAAGGACTAAGTTTTTTGACCGTTATAAGTTAATGTTTAGACAACCAAAAGCATACAGGTAAAGGAGTAAAATATGCCTACATATAAGTATAAGTGTAATGGGTGTGGCAAAGATTATCTTGAGTATCGCCTTGTAACTGATGCACAATCTCGCACACATTGTGATGTATGTGGAACAGAATACATGCTAGTAAGTGAATAACTAATAAATTATTGCTCCTGAGCATGAGTTTAACCTGTATAAAATATACAATAAAAACCCCGCTGGTATTGGCTGGACTTGGGATTGTATTAATTTTGTTGTATCAGTAGAAGAACACTATAAAAAAAATAGAAGATACTGCTTAATAATTAAAAAAAATAACCCCCCAAAAGCCAAAAGCCAATGGGGGGTATTTTTTATCCCTTAAATTAAATTATTGGGAAATCTCTTTAACCATTTGTAATGGGCACCTTTTTTATAGGATGACCAAGCACTCCAATTAGTACCGCCCTTTGTCATGTGTAACACGATTTGAGCATTCTTAACTGGGCTAAAGAGTTCAGCATTTAAATCAAGATTGAATTTGTCTTTACGATCTGGACCTAAATTACCTATCATGTTAATTTGGAAGATTCCATATGAAGAGTCTCCTGTATTAACGTTGCCATTGAAAGCAAAAGGGCGACCATTTGATTCCGCTTTGGCAACAGCCCAAGCAGTCTTTAGTCCTTGTCCCTTAAATCCAACGGCTTTCAGTAATTCAACCAACTGGCTGTCAGTCAAACTTGTAGCGTCCGCATACTTAGCAAGCACCACATCAGTAGTAGGCTTAGAAAGCAAAAAAGCCGCTTTGTCGGCGGCAGGTTGGCTTACGGCGGTACTACTTAGTAAATTGTTCTTTGTAGCATGTGCAATACCAAGACCATTATTTAATAATGTCAAAGTAAGCAATGTTACAAGAACCCCCGATAGTATTTTGTTGTCTCTCAAGTTTTTCCTCCTAGACTACAAATGCTACTTTTCAGTAGCATAAGATAATTATAGCATCTTTTGGCCTTTTAAGTCAAATATACGTAATAATAATCAAAATTATTTTAATTGCAAGTGGTATAATAATAAGACTATGGCATCAGGCGAAACAACGGTATATGATTTACCGTATCCAGTTAATTCAGACCCCGTAAACGTAGCAGGGGATATTCAATCACTTGCTGAGCGCATTGAGGTTATTTTACCTACTCTTGGATTACCTTATCATACATTAGAAGTTGTAAATAATAGTGGTGTTTCTATTGCTAAGGGTGATCCTGTATACATATCAGGTTTTGGTACCAGCAAACCAAGAGTAGCAAAATCACAAGCATCAAGTATTGCTACATTTCCAGTAATTGGATTAGCACAATCTGCAATTGGAAATGGTAATGATGGAGTTGTTGTTATATCAGGTGTATTTACTGACATTAATACTTCTTCGTATGCCGCTGGAGATAGGCTATATGTTGGATCAAGCGGTGGTCTTACAGCAACTCAGCCAATTACTGCTACAACAAATTCTGGAGTAGTTGGAATTGTTGCAAAATCAAATAGCACTACTGGTGTTATTCTTGTAGGATCTTTTAAAGGCAATGGTACGTGGGGATCAATGAAAGCAGGATTATCATAATGGCACAGTATAGAAGTCAAACACCTTATCAAATTGGTTCAGAGCCACCACAATCTATCTGGACAATTGTTAGAGGAGATACAGCATCTTTTAAAATGTATGTACAAGATGATGCTGGTGATCCATTAATAATTGAAGACTGGACAATTACAATGGACTTTGCTAGACCAAATACATCTTCTGTAATTTTAACAGTAACACCTTCTGCAGAAGAAGGAGAGCCAGACGGAGAGTTCACAGTTTATCTTGAGTATGATGAAACAGAACTTTTAGAAACAGATGACGAGTTTGATATTCAAATGGCCAATAGTGGTAATGCGGTTGTTTGGACAGTTTTGCAGGGCAAGGTTAAAATGATTGAAGACATTACTTAAAAATGGCTCTAGCAAAAGTAATTAATACTGAAGCCAACAGAGTAATAGAAGTAAATTCAACATGTAAAAAACGCCAGGCCTTAGTAATAAGTCAACTTCCTTTTAAGATTAGAATTACCAATGTAACGGTTCCAGCCTACTCTCCAATTAATGTACCGCCGATTGGCATAGCCATCATCGGATTAAATAACTATATTTTATGATATAATCTAAGATATGGCCGTTCTACCAATAAACACCCTTAAAGCAAAATTTGAGACTGGCGACAGGCCAACAGGTTCAGACTTTTCTGATTTAATAGATACCACATCATACAGAGCAGACTCCCTTGGTGGAGATGGAAACAACTCCGTAACAATCAACGGTATTGAGTCAGCAACAGTATTTGACACAATAGACACATCTACCTGGAGAACAATCAAGTACATGGTTCAAATGTCCCATGCTGGATCTTCTTCATATAGAAGTGCAGAAATAAACATAGTTTTTGATGGTACCAATCAAAATATTACAGAATTTGCCTCTGTTGCTAACACCAATAGCAATGTAGGAAATATCACTGCTAATTTAAATTCTGGTACAATTAGCATGACAGTTACACCAGCACTAAGCCCGATGACCATACGGTTCTACCGTACAGGTTTGAAGGCCTGACCTAAAGGAGAAGGAAATGGCTACAGTCGACAAAGCCTTTCGCATTAAAAATGGCCTAGTAGTTGAAGGCGCATCGGCTACTGTAAATGGATCAACAGTCCTTACAGAAGCCTCTACAGAATTTCTACAAGATACCACAGCAGCCATGTTTGATGGCTCTCAAAGCGGTATCTCATTTTCATATAATGATACATCAGGAAAGATTACTGCAACAGTATCTACAACACCAACATTTGCAGATAGAATTACATTTGAAGGCGCAACACCTGATGATTATGAATTAACTCTTCTTGTTACAGAACCAACACAAGATGTAACAGTAACCCTTCCAAATGCTACAGATACTTTGGTAGGTAAGGCAACAACAGATACTCTTACAAATAAGTCTATTTCTGGATCTACAAATACACTTTCAAATATTGGAAATGGCTCACTTACAAACTCTACTATTTCTGGCAAGGCACTAGGAACTAACCTAGATGCATTAACAATTGGAACTGGCCTTTCTGGAACATCTTATAATGGTTCTACTGGTGTAACAGTAGCAATTGATTCAACAGTTGCAACAACATCTGGAACACAGACTCTTACAAACAAGACTCTTACATCACCAGTTGTAACTGGTCTTACATTAAATGATTCAAGTATTGTTTTTGAAGGATCTTCTGAAGATGCTCACGAAACTACACTTACAGTAACAAACCCAACAGAAGATCGCACAATTACATTGCCTAACGTAAGCGGTACAGTAGTAACAACAGGCGATACAGGATCTGTAACAAACACAATGCTTGCAGGATCAATTGCAAATGAAAAACTTACAAACTCTTCTATTACAATCAATGGAAATGCAATTTCTCTTGGTGGATCAGTAAACATTACTTCTGGAGTATCAAGTGTTTCTGGAACAACTAATCAGATTGCAGTAAGTGCAACAACTGGAGATATCACACTATCACTTCCAAGCGCAGTAACATTCCCAGGAACAGTTACTCTTAATGCAGCACCAACAGAAGAATTTCAAGCAGCAACAAAGGGATACGTAGACTCTGTTGCACAAGGACTAGATATTAAAGCCTCTGTAAAGGCTGCTACAACCGAAAACGGAGCACTTGCTACCGCATTTGATAACGGAAGTGTAATTGACGGTGTAACACTTGCAACAGGAGATAGAATTCTTATCAAGAACCAAACAGATGCAACAGCAAATGGTATTTACGTAGTTGCAGCATCTGGAGCACCTACTCGTTCAACAGACATGAATGCAGCCGCAGAATTTCCAGGAGCATTTACATTTGTTGAGCAAGGAACTACAAATGCAGATACTGGATACGTATGTACTAACAACTCAGTAGTTGTTGGAACAACTGAAATTACTTTTGCACAGTTCTCTGGTGCAGGATCATATGTTGCAGGCAACGGTATAACACTAACTGGTAACTCATTTAGTATTAATACAGGAGTCAC